TCGGCTCCACCGGGAGCAGCCCACGTGCTGTCTCCGCGCAAGAAGGTGCTTGACGTGGCGCTGCCGGAGCCCAGGCGAGCGGTGGCCACGGTACCGCTCGCAAGGTCGCTGGCCGCGTGGGTATGTGTGGTGGCCGCCTTGCCATCCAGCGTAGTCTGGAGATTGGTGGTATCCCCAATCGCGTGGGTGTGGCTGCTGGCAGCCTTGCCCGCGAGGTCCGTGACGAGGTTGGTGACATCCCCCTCGGCATGGGTGTGCGCGAAGTCGGTGACATCTGCCTTGAGGTGGGTGTGCGCGGTGGCGGCCTTGCCAGCAAGATCGCTCACGAGCCCCGTGACATCGGCTTCGGCGTGGGCGTGGGTCAGGGGCGTTGTCGCGCCACCGTGCCGGTGGTCGCCCCGCGCGTAGTCGTTCGACGTGCCCGCGTTGCCTGTGCCGTCAAGATCGGCAACGGTTCCGGAGGGCGTGCCTCCACCGGGAGGCGCGGTCCACGTCCCGTCCCCCCGGAGGTAGGTGGTCGCGTTGGCGGTGCCACTAGCGAGGCTGCCGGGGTGAATATACCCCGAAGCGACGGGGGGGTTATCTTCCGTGTAGACGCAGTAGCGGGCCATGCGCTAGGGGGCGGTAGCGGTGTCCGTCCATGCGGTGGAGGCCCCATCGAGGGGGAAAATCTTGTAGCGGACTTGGTTGCCCGCGTTGTTGTACCCGATCACCAACTTGGACCCCTTGCAGTAGATGGCAAACCCCGTCGCGTACTGGAGATCGGTGGACGCTAAGCCCGCCGTCTGGTAGAAGGAGGCTCCCACATAGTAGGAGGCCACGTGGCTCTGGGTGGGGCCAGCGGTGCCTGTGGTGGTGAGGCTGTTGGCCGAGAACGTCCCCAGCGTCGTCCCGTCCGTCGTGACCTTGACGTGGCCGGCGGCGGAGCGGGAGAGGTAGGTGTCGGCGGTCGCCCCGGCGTCGTTGGTCGTATCAGTCCAGCGGAGTTGATATCCCGACCCCATACGCATCGCGGAGGACGACACCCCCCACACCGGCGTGCTCTGTCCTGCGGCGAGATAGATGACTTCAGAGCCAAAATACCACCCGGTTCCCGGTACAGCACTCTGGGCCAGGCTCGGCGCCAGTGCCGTGCCGTCGGGGAGGAGGAGGGAGCCGCCCGCCAAGGTAAGCGCATTAGAGGAATGCGTGAGCGTAACATCCCCCGCATTGAAATCCAGCACGGCCCCGTTGGGAAAGTACAGCGTGGCTGGCCCCCGGCTGCTCCCGTACCACCTAACATCCGGCATGGCTAGGCCGCTCCCCGGAGGCCAATCGTCATCTGCACGTAGGCGCTGGCCACGTCACTCTTCCATGTCGTCGCGTGGCGGTTATGGAGGCTCACATGCACCTCGCCCGTGTTGTCCTCGTCGCGGTAGGGGATCTGCATGCCGCTCACCGCGTAGAGGTAGCCGCTGGCGACCGCGAACCCGTCCCCCACCGCGAAGGACCAGAAATCAATGAGCGTGTTCTGGTCATAGTCGCTCGTGCTGTCAGCTCCCGGCGTGGTATTGTCCGTGCGGTGGAAGGCCACGAGCCACGGCAGGTTCTGCGTACTCCAGAGCCGGAGGCTCTCCACGTAGGAGGGCATCGGCCCGGTGCCCGTCACCACGATGTCCTCGTACTCCGAGGCATTGGGCAGGAGCTGCTCCGTGAAGTGGAGATCCTTGTCCGTGTGGACGTACTGGAACGACCACGCCTGAGCCATCTCAGCCCTCCAGACGGCGCAGCTCTTCGAGCCGTCCCTGTATCCGCATCAGTGCGTCATGGGCCAGCTTGGCTTGCTCATCCAGCCGGGCCTTCTCGGTGAACGTGGCGCAGAACTCCGCCTCCAGCTCGCGGCGGCGGGCGTTCGTCTCCACGACGGGGACCGTCTCCATCTCGCTCATGCGGCACCCCCGGCCTTGCGCTCCGCCCACAGCGCCTTCATACGCTGGCGCTGGAGGTCGCGCTGCTCCGGAGACATGGTGGACACCCGCTTGGCTTTCTTGGGCGCCTCAGCCGCCTTGGCCTGCGAGAGCACGGTAGGCACCGTGGGCTCGCCGAGGGGCCAGTGGGCCTTGGCTTGCGGTGTCATGGCGAAGTTGCCGGGGATCTGCGCCCCAGCCATGAACGTGCTGGTGCCGTCCAGGCGCTCCCCAGACGGGCGGAAGCGTTCCATGTTGGTGTAGTCGGGGTCCGGGTTATCAGGCTCCAGCGCCCGGAGCGCCCGCTTGGCCGTCAGGATGGCCTGCTTGATCGGCTTGCTCATCTCCTGGCGCATGAAGGCGCCCACGGCCCCGCTCGGGTTGCGGCGCATGACGGCCGTGGAGAGGAGAGCGGGCTTGATGGTGCCCTCGATAATCTGGGTCGTGAGGCGGGCCACATGATCCCGTCGCTGAGCCTCGGGGATGGGCTTGGCGGCCTGCTCCGTCAGGGTATGCTGGATGCGCTGGGCGGAGAGGCGGGCGCGGCCACGGTCCCCCGGAATCCACGCACGCGGCTGGCCCTCCTGGTCTTGGCCCTGCACGAGGGCACCGAGGCGTTTCAGTTCCCCCTCGTAACTCTCCACCTGATCGGGGCGCAACGGGGCCTTGGGCTGGTCGTGGAGGAGGCTGGCAAGTTCGGCGACATCGGTACTCATACACACTCCGGGGTAAAGAGGGTGGGGGAAGAAGAGGTCACCACCGCGTGGGCATCGGCGGCGGCCAGATGAGCCAGCACGGTGGTCAAGAGGTTCCGCACATCGGCGACGCGGAGCGGTTGGCCATCGAGGCGCAGATAGTTGAAGTCGATGCGGTCGCCGTCCGTGTAGAGCGTGAGCGTGAGTTCGAGCGCGGGCTCCGGGGCGAAGAGGTGCTGGCTCATCTGGCTCATGGGCGCGTCATCACCATGAGCACGAACCACGCGATGCTGACGATGGGGGCGACGCTCAGGGGGAAGTTGGCGAGCATGGCGACCCCCGTGGCGACCACCACACCGGTCCACGGTCCCCAGCCCACGCGATCCGCGAGGCTCCACAGGGCCAGCAGGCTCAGGACAACGCCGGCCACGCCATACTCGTAGAACTTTTCCAGGTAGTCGTTGTGGGCCTCCTGGTAGATTTCACGAAGGGCGTAGCGGCCCATCCACTTGCGGCCCGTGATGCGGAAGGACCCTGCCCCGTGGCCGAGGAATATCCCCGTCCACGTCCGGGTGCTCTCAGCCCACACCGCGCGCCAGATGGACGTGCGGAGCCACCAGGAGTCATCACGGGGGCGCCCCGGTGGACTGTAGAAGATGGGCTGGAAGCACCAGCGTCCGAGGTGCCAGCGATCACCGAAGTCCGCACCGGGGGCGTGGCGCTCCACCAAGCGGCCCAGCGCGAGCACCGGGGCCAGTGGGGCCAGCCACAGGAGCCATGGCTGGACAACGACCATGCCGGCGGCCAACGTGGCCACGGCCACCGTGGAGCGCGATAGGACCACACCCGCCCCATAGACCACCGCAAGCCCCCACGCATAGTCCGTGGTGAAGGCCAGCGGGGCCAGCAGGGCCAGGTAGATCCCCAAGCCCGTGCGGTGCCCCACGGTGCCATGTGGCCCCATGTGCTGCACCCAGAAGAGGCCACGGGGGCTCAGTTGCGTGAGAGCGATGAGCACCTGCACGACCCCGCTGGCCAGGAGGCCCGCCAGCGCCATGTCGAGCACCCACGCGGGGCTCCGCCACCCCAGGAACGTGGCCATGGCGATCATGGGCCAGAGCGTGCCGCCGGGGGCGAGCGTCCAGCCCGTGACCAACCAGTGCCACGCGGAGAGCGCCGCGAAGCCGCCCAGCACGGGATGGACCCACGCGGCGAAGGCCACCCCGACGAGCACGCGAAACGCTGACGAGGGCACGTCTCGCGTGCTCCACGAGCGGCCCTGCTTGACGAGCGCGCAGAGGTAGGCGAGGAGCGGGAGGAGCGGCAACGCGAGCAGCCACGCCCCCCCGCCCCACGCCGGGATCACTTAGGAGAGCAACCGCGAGATGGCGTTGATGGTGGTGGCGTCGGTCGCGGCGGCGTAGTAGCAGTCTACGGCCTGGACCTCCGCCGCGCCGAAGCCTCGGATGGCGTCTGCGCCGGGGGTGGCGGCTACGTATATCCGAGCGATGTAGAGAGCCCGGGCCTTGTCGGCCGTGCCTCCGTAGACCGCGCACGTCATGGTGCCCGTGGCCCCGTGACAGGAGAAGTCGCTGTCCTGCAACCGGGAGTTGATAGCCCCCGTGGCCACCTGGAACGGCGTGGCCCACGCGCCCGTGCTGAGGAACTCGCAGTTGCGCACGATAACCGAACCCGTGGCAATGGCGATGGCCGGTCCCTGCGCGCCATCCGCCTCGAACGTACACTGTTCGAGCAGCACGTTGGAGACGTTGCTGGGCGTGTTGCCTTCCCACTTGGTCGTGTTCTGGCCGCCCTTGCGGTTGGTCAGGTCCACGCCGAACGTGTTGAGGCTCACGCCGGGGGTATACAGATCGAAGTGGCAGCGGTAGAAGTAGGTGTTGTCGATGGCCGAGGTGGTCTGCCACGACACCGCCGAGTAGGCCGAGGTGCCCCGAATCGTCAGGTAGAGGAACGAGGCATTGGAGGCGGTGATGTTGAGCAGCTCGTCGTCGGTGCCCGTGGAGGTGAGGATGCTCTGGGGGCGCATGTTGCCGCCTTCAGCAAACCCCTCCGTATGGCCCCGGAAGGTCAGACCCGCTTTGCTGACAGCCACCGTGGCGGTCACGGTGTGCGTGCCGGGGAGCAGGTAAATCTGGTCCCCCGCGTTGGCCGTCGCAAGGGCGATAGCCCGGGTCACCGTGCGAAGGGCGCGCTCCGGGCTCAGGCCATCGTTGTCGTCGGAGGCGCTGTAGGCGTTGCCGTTGACCGTGTAGGAGGCGGCGGGAGAGACGAAGATGATAGTCCCCGCGTTGAGCAGGGGCTGGCCAAACGTGGTGCCGTAGCGTGTGATCAGGGCCATGATGTCTCCACTCCGTCAGGATGATTGCCCGTGGCGGCGCAGGTTCCCCGGAGGGTGAGGGGTGGGCTAGTCGATACCGTGCTTGCGTGCCCGGGTTTTGACGACAGGCACGCGGGTCTTCACGTTGAACGAGGTCTTCCACGTAGGGCCGGGCGTCGGCCACGCAGCCGTGCGCTCCTTCACGGGTCCCACGCGCTGAGAGGTGCTGCGGGGCGTGCCCGGCGAGGGACCGCCGCCCCGCTTCGTGATCTTGGCGTTGAACGGATTGGGCATGGCTACCTCCCGCGCTTCTGTTTGACGGTGCCACGCTTGACGCGGATGAACTTCGTGGGCCAGGCCATGCGTCAGTACTCCCTCGGCTTCATGCCATGCGCGACGGCCCGCATGAACGTGTGCTGCTTGGGGGTGAGCGGATGACCCCTCACGGAGTCATCCGCCACGATCTTCTTGGCCTTGCGTTGGGACAGGCGGGCTGGGGAGTGGTGCTCCACCATCCGGCCCATCATGCACTCGGCCATGTGATGGGCCATGCCGGTCTCGTTCTTTGCTGGAGACATGGCCATCTTCTTCATGGGATTAGCTGACGATCCCGCCGAGAATCCAGCGCCAGTCTCTGTGGCCCAAGCCATACCGGCCATACAGGCGCCACTTCCCGACGAGCGTCTCGAAGTCCTCCACCATGGCGAACTCGCTGGTCACGCGCTCGACCCATGTGAGCGCGTCCTTCATCATGCTCTCGTCGATGAGGAACCAGTTGTTGGTGTCGGTGAGGTAGTTCCACTGCACGAGCCGGTACTTGCCCTCGTGGACGTTGCGGGCGTTGTTGGCGTTCTCGGGCACACCCGCCGATTCCACGATCTCGAACGCGGTCTGATACAGGTTGGGCGGGTAGAGGATCATGGACGGGGCCACCGACATCCGGTTGGCCCGGTCATCACGGAAGCCCTGGAACTGGATATTGGCCGCCGCAAGACTCACGGTAGAGAGCGCCGCCGTGGTCAGGTTGTCGAAGCCTGACGCCGTGCTGGCTCCCGAACGCGTGGTGTGGCTGTCAGAGATGAGCGCCACGTTCTCGGTAAAGCTGTTCCACGTGGTATCCACGCTCGCGGCGTTGTTGAACGTGGAGGCCGCGTGCTTCTGCCGGGTGCGCGCCCATGCGAGGGCGAGCTGCGCCGGCTTGGCCTCCATGATGCCGGTCAGGTCATCATCGAACAGCGTGCGCTCGATCTGGAACCCCGAGGCGTACTGCTTCGGGGTGATCGTGCCGTCGTACCCCTCGGACACGTCGTCGTAGGGCACCGTGCCGGTGAACTCCGACACGTCACCGAACGCCCCAACGGACGACGTGCGGTAGTCCTGCCTCTGTGGGGCGCTGGCGCCCTGCTTGATGCTGTAGAACGTCCCCACCATGTCCGCGATCTGCTTGTACCGATTGTCGAAAATCTCGGCGAAGCGGCTATCGAGGACATCGGGGAACTGCGTGGAGGTAACGGGGACAGGCATGGGTTATCGGCTCCTCACGAGCCTGCGTTGAGCAGGTGATCTTGGATGCTGGCGTAGACGTAGGAATTGGTGCGCGGCGTCCCGCTGAAATCGAACTCCACGCCGTGGATCTCCATGGCCGCGCCGCCGCCAACCGCCTGGAGCGCGTTGGCTCCCGCGAGGTTGCCGGTCAGCGTCACGTTATCGGCCGTGGCGTTCATGGGCGCGTAGGGCACAAGCAGGAACGTATCGTTGAGCGCGATGTCGTTGAGGAAGGGCACGAGGACCGTGGCCGTGGTCGCGGCGCTGGTCGTGTGGTTGCGGGTCTGGCCCACGTTGGCCCCGGTGATGCACGCGGCCGTGCCGTCCTGCATGTCCGGGCTGTTGGGCACGGGATCGCCCGTGGTGATGGTGATGACGGTGCCCGCCGTCTCGGCTGCCGAGTTGGTGGTCAGGCCGAGCGCGGTGCCTGCGGTTCCGCCCCCCGACATCAGGAGCTTGTAGACCGCATCGGGGTTGATGATCACGCTCACGAGCCCTTCGGCGTCGCCCTGCGTGGTGGAGTAGGTACCGGTATCGAGGGTCACGCCGACGCCATCGGTGATCGCAGCGGAGGTGCAGTGCGCAAGCCCTGCGCCCTGCGCGGCCGTGACGACGGCGGGGATGCCAACGGTGGCAAAGGAAGGCGTGCCGATCTTGTAAGTCTTCTTGACGGGGGTGCTGCCCCCGGACGTATACGCGAAGTTCATGGGGCCATTTCTGCCAGGCTCGTCGGGGGTGGCCTAGCTCACCCAGCGCCCACGACGACGATGTTCACCGATGTCATCGTGGAAGGATTCGTGAATGAAAAGTTTGCACTGGCGGGAGTATTCGTTGCACCCGTCGCAGCGGGCGATGACGAGCCACTCGCGGCGCCAGAGTTCGTAGCGGTGCTGGCGAGGGTTAAACTTGTTCTCGCACAGTGGGCAGAGACCGATGGTCTTGCGGGTATCTACAAGATCAGCAATCCATCCCCCGGCTATTCGTTTGGTCGGGCGTCCCCCCGCCTCATACGACTTGAGGATCTTGCGTGGCGTATCCGGCGTGGGGACGTGGATGGTCAGGGGCATCAGCGGACCGTGGTAAACTTCCGGGTGGGACGATAATACTTGGCCCGCTCCGCCAGTTCCTTGTCGTCGGCCACACGGGGCCGCCAGTAGTCAATCCACCACTGGGGAACGTTCTTGAGTGGGGCGGGGGTGGCTGAGGGAGACACGGCACCACCCCCCCGGCCGGTCTCCGCGTGGAGGTCAGCGTGGGTGCGGGTGTGTGCGGTCGTGCGAGCGTCTGTGGCCAGCCTATCTAGGGACCCGTAGGCTTGGCGCAGGGCTTGGCGCTGCACCCGTGGGTCGGTCATGGCCATGCCGGTATCGGCGGCCACGTCACGGGCGAGGGCGGCGACACGCCGAAACTCATCGCTGCCGCTGTCCATCAGGGAGGGTTTCTTGGCGATGAACTGGTCCACCTCGCGGGCCGCCTCCATGCGGCGTGTTTCGTACCGGAGTTCCCCGCGCAGCTCGGTCTTGGCCTGCTCCTTGCCGCGAACCGACAGACCCTGCAGGATGAGCGCCGAGAGACTTGCCGCCGGTGTGTCGGCCGCCTTCTCGCGGACCTGGTCCTCGACCGGCTTGCTCAGAGCCTTGAGGGAGGTCTCGATGGCGTCCTGGCGGGCCAGGATCGGGGCCACGACGGCCGTGACCGCCTTGGCGACATCCTCGGCAGGATATTTGTCGCGCGCGTGGCAAAGCCCGAAACAGAAATTCTCGAGCATGCGCATGCCAAGCGGCGTGTGAGTTACCTCCGGATGAAACTGCACTCCGACAAGATGCCTGTATTGCGCGGCCGCCACTGGCGCATGCTCGGTACTCGCAAGAATGCGCAGCTTGACGCTTACACCGACGCAATCGCCATGGTTTTCGAGCACTTGCAGCGGAGTACCCTCCGGGCACCCATCAAAGAGGAATGAAGCGGTATCCAGAATAT